ACAATTGATGGAACAAATAAGTTTATTGATTACACAGATGACCAAGGAACAAGAACAGTTTCGGTAGCTGAGAAAATCTATAAAACACCAATTGAGTTAGCTGATGCAATTCAAACTGCGCTAGATGATTCTTCTACTGAAACGATGAGTGTTGTTTATAACAATACAGATGGTAAGTTCACAATTTCTTCAGGCTCAACAGTATTTTCTCTGTTGTTTGGAACAGGGCCTAACGCTGCAAATACAATTGCACCAATGATTGGTTTCACTGAAGATAACCAAACTGGCGCACAATCTTATCCTTCATCTTTCGCTCAACAATACAATTCACAAATCACTCCATCTTACGATGCTGCCGATGCAATCATCATTAAAGGTGCTGAGTTATTTATCGGATCTCAATCTGACAATCTTTGTGTATGCGCTCAATCTGTTTCTTTAACAATTAGTAAAGCAGTTGAGGACGTTGACTGTATTTGTGAAGAAACTGGCGTAAGTGAAAAAATTCCTACTGGTAGAACTGTTGAAATGAGTATTACTGCCGTTCTTAATAAGTACGATGCCTCATTACTTGACGCACTACTTAAGAACAAAGGTATCTCAGCAATGTTAAATGCTGGGCCTAAAACAGGTGGCAACTGGGTTCCTGGGAAATGTTTCAATGCGTTTGTCCAGAATTGTACCGTAAGTGCTTACACGACAACAGGTGACAACTTCATTCAGGCTGAGATAACTTTAAGAGGATTCGTAACAACAACCTCTAAAGACTTATACCTAAATTTCGTATAAGCGAAGGATCTCATGAAGTGGTTAGAAAAGAAGACTGAAAAGGGCATTCTGAAATATCGGATGCCCACAATTCTGGAAGCTATTGGATTAGTTAAATTGATGAGAGAACATTTTTCTGGAGATGACCACATTGGTGCAAAACTAGAAATAATGAAGAACATAAAAGAACTATTAGATTATTCGCTTCTTGATGGTGTTAAAAGTTTTGAAGATTTAAATGAGAATGGTGAAATATTCACTTCAGTTCTTTATGAAATTAGTGACGAGATACTTATAAAAGTGGTGGATTCTTTTGCAAAAAAGAACTAATCCCAGATGCGATTAATGCTTATAAAAGCAATTTATCACTAGATGAGTTAAGTAAACTTATTGGTGAAAAAGATAAAGCTGAAGGGATTTACAAACTAATTGATGTTGTTGGTGATTACGCACAGTATAGAAGCTTATTAGAGTTAGGTTTGCAAATAAACCAATCAGAGCTACCATTTGAAAAAATTATGATGTTCTCATGGATAAAAGAGGCAGTCGAGAATGGCAGAAAAAATTGAGTTTCAATTATCTATTGGAAAAGACGAGCTAAATCAAGCCTTGATGGCAGGTTCAGCAAACGCAACAATATTAAACAAAAAAATCAGTGAAGTTGGAAAAGGTAACCAGTTAGCCGTTTTGGCTGGCGAGGCAAATCTATTAAACACGAATTTTTTAAATTCTTCAAAAACAATTACAACATTTACTAAGGTTTTAAACGATAGTTCAAAAAATGCTTTAATTGCATCGAAGGCTAACGACTCTTTAAATGAAAGCATACTTTCTATGAGGTTTTTTGCCGAACAAGCAGGAAGCAAAGTAAGGGATATATTTTCACAGATAAATGTTGAGTTTAAGAGAGTTAAAGAATCTTTTATTGGTAACTTAGGGGCGAGCGCAGTCACAAATGCTTTTTCTTTATTAAGAAGCGCAATCGGTGAAACAGTAACTCAAACCAGGGAATACTCTAAGGCAATAGCTGAGGTTAATTCGATCTTACCTAGAAACCAAAAGCTTACAGAAGATCAAATTCAGACATTCATTAAGTTATCATCCCTATATGGAAAAAATGCCCAATCGGAAGCAAAAGCATTTTATGAAATTGTTTCTGGTGGTGTCGAAGATACGGCAACAGCATTTAAAATCTTAAGACAAGCAAATGAAGCTGCTACCGCCGGACTAACAGACGTTAATGTCGCAGCAAAGGTTTTGACATCAACATTCAATGCATTCGCTCAACAGGGAACAACTGTAAATCAAATTACTGATTCATTGTTTCAAGCGGTCAAAGACGGCCAAACCACATTTAGCGAACTTTCAAACACACTTGGTCGTGTTGCTCCAATTGCAGCATCAGTTGGCGTAAGAATTGACGAGGTTGCTGGCTCGATTGCTTTCTTAACTAAATCAGGGATTCAAACAGACCAAGCTGTAACAGGTTTAAGAACTACTTTATCAGCTATTATTAAACCAACATCTGAAGCGGCAGATGAAGCAAGAAGATTAGGTATTTCATTTGGATCTGATGCTATTAAGCAGGCTGGTGGTTTTGCTAATTTTTTAAATCAAATTAGGGTTGCAACAAATGGAAGTTCAACCTCTATTGCTAGATTGTTTGGTGATGTTAATGCAATAAACACAGTAATTGCAATTGCTAATGGGAACTTTCAAGACTTTACAAAAACCTTAGATTCTAACCAGAAAAGTGTGGGCGCAACAGCATTAGCAGCAAAAGAATTAAAAAACTCATTTGATTTTCAAGCCGGACAAGCTGAGCAATCAATTAAAAATCTTGCAACTTCATTTTCAGTTTTTCTTCTTCCAGCGTTACAAACTACCCTAACAGGATTTAAAGCTCTTACAGGTATTGGAAGAGTAAATGTTGAGCTAGATGAGAATAGAAAGAAATTAAAAGAATTGTCTTTAGAATATAATAATACTAAAGATGCTCTAGATTTATTAAAAAATTCTAGAGGTGCGTCCGATAGACAAATTCAAGAATCAATTAAGGTTGTCGGATCAATTGCACAGGGTGAAAAAAGACTTAACGAAATTTTAGTAGAAAGAACAAAAATTAGGCAAGGTATGATTTTACCTTCAGCCGGAGAAAACAAACCAACTGGTGAAACGGTTGTTGATAAAGTTGCAGATTCTGAATCAGTGAAATTAAGGCAAGAGACTTTTCAAAAACTAGCAATTGCAAGATCAGAGTTTGATGCTTCAGAACAAGAGAGAAAGTTACTATCTATTGAACAGGGTAGTATTGAAGGTCAGGCTGAGCTTGACAGACTACTTGAGTTTGAAAAAAAGAAAATTGATGCAAGATTTTTAGCTGAGGAAGAAAAGAATAAATTAATAAAAGATTCCGCTGCACAAGAACAAGCAATTCAGGCAACAACATTAAAAAAGCAACAAGAAATTGCAAATGCATCAAGAAAAATTGAAATAACTAAATTTGATGAACAAAATAAATTAGAACAAAGAACGCTACAAACAAGGCTTGGTTACATTCAAGCATTTGGAAACTTATCTAGTGCCTTATTTAAAAGTAATTCAAAAGAACAGTTTTATGTTCAAAAAGCTGCCGCAATAGCACAATCGGTTGTTGCAACACAACTAGCGGCAGCACAAGCATTAGCAGTTCCACCAGCTCCTAACTTGGCCTTAGCAGCAACAGCAAAAACTATGGGTGCAATCAATACCGCCGCAATTGTAGCAACCGCAATTCAAGGATTTGAACAGGGTGGTATTGTTGGTGCAACTAGAGGCCCAGATAATCAAATCGCATCTGTTAGAACTGGCGAGATGGTGTTAAATGCTGACCAACAAAAAAACTTGATGAACATGATTAATCAGGGAACAATGGGTTCAGGTGAAATTGTAATTCAAATCGATGGTAGAACAATCGCAAGAGCGGTTAGAGATCAAATAAACAATGGGTTTAAATTAGCATGAATAGCTTCGAAATATACTCAGACAATCTTATTTATCAATCCATCATTTCTACAAATAGCGAGAATGCATTATTTCCGGTTACTAACATATTAGACTCTAGACGCTCTAAGGTTTACAGATCAACAGCATCGTCTTCAAACATTGTGTTCGACTTTGGGGAAACTTCCCAGGTTGATTCATTCTTTATCGTTGGTGATAAAAGAAACGGTCTAGGTGTTCACACAATTACCCTACAATTCAATCACACTAACTCTTGGGCAACACCAGCAGCAAGTGAGGTGATGACAATAAACGCAGAACATAACGCAGGATTAACAGAGTTTGCACTTAAAGAGTACAGATTTTGTAGAATGGTTATGACCTCGACTCTAGATTATGTTGAGATAGCTAATATATTTATAGGTAAAAAACTAGAGATAGGAAGATCAATCAACTTTAACTGGTCAATTAAAGACAATGAATTAAGTCAAAAACAGACCAACAGATACGGGCAAATATTCTCTGATGTCTTAATGAGACAAAGAGTTATTAATGCCTCTATAAGCTTTTTAGATAAAGACCAACTAGACAAGATAAATTCTGTTATTGATTACTATGGTGAAACAAAACCATTCTTCATTAAGGTTGGTTGCGACAACATGGTAAACAATTACCTTAGATTCTCAGGATTATTTTATTTTAACGATATTCCAACAATTTCAAACCCTTACTTTAATAAGTACAATGTTTCATTTACATTCACCGAGGCAACATGAGTGTTCTACTTGTTGAAACTCTCCAAGATGAACTTGTTCAGGACATAGATTTCACAGAAACTCAAAGGGTAGAAATTGCCGCTTTTATTCCATACATTTATTTTCACAATGTAACTTGTGCAGTTTTTACTTTTGAAATAGAAAAGAATTCAGAGATAGTTTTCTCCCAGGACTTTTCCTCTGAAGATATTAGAAATTCAGTTAATGCTAATTATGCGCACGTTTTCTACCCAATAATACCCGTCAATCCTGTTCAACTAGATGAAGCTTCTTACAAGTTTAGAATTAAACGTAAGAGTGGATATTTGGCAGGAAGCGAGTTTATTGGGTGGATTAAGCAATATGTGGACGTTCAAAATATCATGAGCTACACGCCAACAGATGACAGCGAGAACACTTTTGCTATAAGATTTAAGAGACTTCGAGAAGGAATAACCGTATGAGAATAATCACTTTTGCCGACGGGTTCGTTTCTACTAGCCCACCAGACATAGAGGGAAGAGACCAGGAAAGTTTCAATCTTCTTAACAACCAGACAAATACAACTTTATTCACAATTGATTCAGCACAATATAAGTCAGCTTTTATTGATTTTGAACTCACAAGATCTGATGTGTCGAATAGCTATGTTCAAACTGGTTCTATTACACTTTTTTACAATGGAACTAACTGGATATTCACATTCGGGCTGACTCAAAACGATGAAATTATAGCTGAGGCAATTAGTAACGCCTATAATGTTGTCTTTTCGTTTACAAACGCCCTTGGTGTTGGCACTCTAAAATACAGCAGCGGAAACATGGGTGCTTCTTATAGCGGAAAATTTAAGATT